CGATTTCTAATTGTTCTTTAAGTTTTTTTACTACTAGTCCAGCATTTATGTATTCTTTTCTAGTTTCGGGTATATTTCCACCTGTTCTTTTAGCATCTTCAAAAGCTAATCTTTTTTCAGTTAACTCATTTATTTTTTCATCTATTTTATATCTAGCAGTTAAACCATCTACATATTGTTGAGCTAATTTTTGTGCATCTTTTCCTAAATTTGCTTCAATGTCAATTGATTTTTGTTTATTTTCGGCAAATTCTTTTCCAGCTTTTTTAATTTTTTCATTTAATTCAGCGTATCTTGTAGAATACTCATTGGTTTTCTTTAAAGCTTCTAACTGGTCTTTAATAGCCTCAGATAAAGCTTGAGCTTCATCTTTTGCCTCTTTTATGCCTAAAGAAAACTGTTTTAAAGCATCATTATTTTTAGCATAAATTTTATTTAAATTATCTAGTTGTTTTTCTTGAGCTTCTAATTCTTGAGTAAGCTGTTTGGAATAACCTAACTGTTGTCTAGATTTATTTACACTGTCGTCTTGTAATTGATCAATTGCCATATTAATAAATATTTACGTTATGATTTTTTTACCTTACTTACAAAATCAGGAACATTTGCAGATTTAACATATGACTTAGCATCCATAGTATTAGATCCTTTCATAGCTTTTTCTTCAGCTTCTGCTTTTTTCTGTAAAAATTCGTTGATTTTTTTAATGTGATAACGACGAGTCATAATAGGCATTTGCCAAACTTCACTGTAAATAAATCCACCACCTCCATGATAAGTTAAATCATGAATTTCGGTCATAAAAGTAGACCTATAAGTTGGCGTCAGGCCAAAGAAAGTTTAGATTCATAGGCATAGAGACACCCTCCACAATGTCTCCTTTACTGTCTTCGTAATTAAAGACCATGTCTAAATCAGGTGTAATTTCACTAACATGTTTGCGAAAAGCGCGTGAGTCCTGTAATAGCATATTATCCACGAATAAACGAATTTTTTCCGCGTTAGAATCACCGTTTATCGCGATAATTTGGTATTTTAAGCGTGTAGTTATGTCAAAACTTTCTTGAGGATACAACTTTTTTAAACCTTTAAGTTCTTCTTCAATTTTCATTTCATCACCATGAGTTAAAAGTTTAAAAGTAACTGTTACTTTACTTTGAGGAAGTGTGAAATTAAATTCATTTTTTCCTTTAATAAATAAAGTTTCATCAATTTTCTTGTCTTTTAATTCACTTAAATTAATGGTTGTTGAAACTTTCTTTCCGTATTTATCTGTTACTTCTACAGGATATTCGGCTCCATAACCTAAAATACGTGCTGCTACTAAAATAGCATTTTTGTCTCCTAAAATCAATTCACTGTAATCGATTTTACTTACAATCATACTTTGTAAGAGTTTATCAACTACAATTCCTTTTTCTAGGAAGTTTTGGTTAGTTAAAATGTCTTCTTCTTTAGCAGACATGTACTTTAGTTCAATTGTTCCTGAACTTAATGGGCTGGACTCGGGATAGATTAAACCTTTACTAGGTAAATCAATAACTTCTGTTGGGAAACGAAACTCTGACATAATTATATTATTATTTATAATAAATATATACAAATAAAAAAAGTCTGGCAAAAACCAGACTTTCTTTGTACCTTTTGAGTATATATTTTAGTAATTCAGGATGCAATAATCCATAGCGACGGTCAATTGAATGTCTTTTAACGATTCACCTTGACTCCAATCACCATCACCGAAAGCAGCTTGTTTAATAAACGCACCTTTAATGATCCATTCACCTACAACATCACCTACAGGACCTAATTCACTTAATGTGATATCTTTCTTGTAGAAATCTGAGTAACCATCACGTCCTGTTACTGATTCGTGTGATAAACGAATCCATTCCATTACTACCTGTTCACCTGAAGGTGTTACAGGATCGTAAAGATTCATTGTCATGTCTTGCCACTCAGCTTTTCCCTTAATTTTACGGTATACGTTAATATGATCAACTTTAATTGAATTTAAGTTAATATCAGGGAATTTTACTTTATGAACTAAGTAAGCAGGAACACCTTGAATAGTCATTAAAAAGCGGTTTTGAACTTTTGGTTCAAAAGCTGTAAACATTATTTCGTTAGGGTTTAATACTGGCATTGTCTTATGTTTTTATCTTGTTATAAATATGTTAAGCTCCAAAAGTCACACCAGTTGGGGTAATGTTAAAGGTAATGTAGATAAATTCAACTGTTTTAGCAGGTTGAATGTAAATAGCTCCTACCAATTGGTTTCTGTCAATTACGTCAGGAGTATTGTTACTGTCATCCATTACTACCTTATATGCATAAAGACCTTGTCTTTGTTGCACTGATTCCATGTATGGGTTAACTTGTGAAACGAAGTTATTTCTTGTAGTTAAAGTATTTTGTTCGAATAATAAACTTTCAGCAACTACTCTAACAAATCTCTTTAAGTTAATCAACAAACGACGAACGTTAATACGATCAAGAGCTGAAGCTTTGGTCTGTAATGTTTTCTGACCATAAGCTACTAAACCAACACCAGGGAAACTAGCAATTGGGTTAACTTTGTTTTGATATAAAGTATCGCGATCGTTTGTGCCTAATTTTCTTTCAGCTTGTAAAGCACCACCAACACCACCTCTGTTTAAACCAGCAGGAGCGAACCATTCAGCACTTACTCTATCGTTAAATGCATAAACACCAGGCATTACTGTTGAAGCTGGAACCCATACTAACTTACCTGTAGCAGCACTTAATACTTGAACCCAAGGCCAGTAAGCAGCAGCATAGTTTGTATTTAATTGGTTAGCTAAAATACCAGGAGTATTAATTGTAGCTCCATATCCTACTAAATCAGTAATATAGAAACAATCACCTCTTTCTTCAGCCATAGTAATATATTGAGATACTACGGTTGATTGGTATTGTTGTGTAATACCAGGAGCTGAAATTAATTGGAAGTTGTATTCATCTGGATTAGCTAAAATATCATCAACTATAGTATAGTCAGATGCTACTAATCCTTGAGTAACTGTGCTAATGTTTTGATACAAGTTAGTTGTGTAATCTAAATCGTTTCCAAAAGCACCACCAAAACTACCTGATCCAGTTGTTGGAATTGAATTGTAGTATTGAGTTTTTGCAATACCGTTGTTGTTGAAATAATTATAAGTTGGTGTTAATACTTCTTTTACTCGTACATAGCGAGAAGCATTAGCATATGATCCACTACCTTGAATATAGTATTGACCTGTTGAGCTATCATAAGCTACGGTTTGGCTGTAGTTACCTACTACTGCTTCAATGTAGTTAGCTTGATTAGGATCTAAACTTACATTAGTAAAGCTTTCTAATACGTTAGGATTTGTTGTTGTATCATCACCTTGACGAATTAACAATGTAAACGTACCACTAGCTGTATCAGGGCTAACAACTTGCCATCTTACGTTATCTGCACTACCACTTATTAATGAACCATTTGACTGAAGTCCTTGGTTATTATTCATAATAACTCCTTCAGAAATAGTTTCTAAAGTAAATGCATATCCTGGATTTCCATTAGCACCATTTGCTGTAGTTCCTAATAATCCAGTACCACTTGTTACATATCCAATAAGAGCATAATTAGCATCATAGTAAGGAACAGGATCATCTAATGTAATATAAGATCCGTTATAAGCAACTCCTTGAAGAGAAGCAGTTAATGCAATAGTGTTATTACCAGAATTATAGTTAACTGTAAATAAACCAGCACCGCTCGAACCTAAAACAGTATTCATTTTAGTTCGAAGATTTTGGTTCAATGTAGCTCTACTGTCTGATCCGCTATTCCAAGCATAGAAATAAACTAATCCATCAGCATCATCTTGAGGAATAGTACCACTTCCTGAAGTGTTTACAGCTATAAATTTATACCAAGAATTTCCAAATATAAAGTTAGTTTGGAAGTTTGGAGTTACTTCATTTGAAGGAACAACAGTTAAATCTTGATAAGTATTTAATGTAAAGCTGCAACTAGCGTAAGCTCCATTTGTTGCTGGAACTTGGTTACCTATACTAGAAGTAGCTGAAGTATATGAACCAGAGGTAACTCGGGTTACTAAAATACTTTCACCACCTTGTTGGAAGTAATTGTAAGCAGCTATAGAAGTTAAAAATTCATAGTTAGCTGATGCGCTTTCAAATAAATCACCAAATTTACTTTGGAAATCACTGTAAGTTGTTACAAGCGTTGGAATATTAACGCGACCTTTAACAGTAGGGCCTATCAAAGCTAATCCTGCTGTAATAGGGCCTGAAGTTATTTGAGAGGTGTCGTTTTCTCTCAATGATACACCCGGAGATAATAGTACTTCTGCCATTTTATTAGATTGTTTCTAGTAATAAATATGAAAAAGAATCTATAAAATGCTATTAAATTTAAATGTTTGGTAGAGAATTAAATACCGTTAAAGGAGAAATAGATTTTTCACAAATGTGTTGCTTATCTGTTCCTTTCCAAATAGGACACCAATCCCAATCTCCAGGATCAAAAGTAAAATTAGTATTTCCCCAACATGAATTACAAGCATGTTCATTTTGAATTCTTATATTATTAGATTGAAATTCATGATCTTTTGAAGAAAAACCACTTATCATTACTGTTTGTTTTCCTAAAGCCCAATTTATCCAAGATAAACCTGAACTTAA